AACTAATCCCAAGAGTTTGCTCTCCTAATCTGCAACTGCCAGCGACCTTCATCAAAGATGTGAGCATCAACCTTCTGATTGAAATACTTTTGATTATTTCTAAAAGTTGTTTCGTTACGCAGACTCAACTTTGCATCACTATTGATCGTTGAACTATTGTCATGCCCCAGCTGTAACGGTAAACGGTCAACACGCAAACCAGCATTAGCAATTCTTCGCTCATAATCGTTATCTTCAAAATAGATAGGGTGCAACGCTTCATCAAACAAACCCACAGAGTTGACTATTTCTTCGCCTACAGCAAAAGTCTGGTAGTAAGGGAACTTGCTACACAAAGTCAAAGCATCACTTTTAGCAGTCTGCAACAAGTTCAAATCCCCTGGTCTAAACCAGCAGTCAGCAGAACTAATAAACCAGCGTGACTCAAAAGGCAACATCTTGATACCTAGATTCCATGAACTTGCAACACCAAGATTAGAAGGCAACTCCAACCAATGAACATCAACTAAAGGATTGTCATACTCAAAGTCCTGCTCAACACCAGAGTTATTGATCACATAGACAGTTGCTTCAACATCAATGCTCTCAATCATGCGTTTCAACAAATCAAACCTGTTCAAAACAGGAACAATCAACTTCACTTTGCAGATAGCTTCTTTATCAACGGCCGCCAAGACTCTTTATAAACCTTGTCTGCATCGTACTGTTTAGCAAAAGCAATAGTATCTGGGAACTCTCCCCTGCCACGCTGATACGCCTGCTCCAAAGCATCCACAATGCCAGACACCAAAGGAATGTTAAACCAAGTGTGTTGCCCTGCATCCCAGAACGGTTGCCCATTCACCAAGAACGAATCAGGCGAAGCAAGTTCAGCACTAGCTGCAAAGTTAGAAGTAATAATAGGCACACCACAAGCCTGAGCTTCAATCTGTGGAATCCCAAAGCCTTCACCATAGTTACAGAACAAACCCACATCCCAAGCCGAATAGATCGCAGCCAAAGTTTCCTGCGATATTCCGTACTGATAGGCAATATTGTCTACAAAGATAACTTTCTCAGGGGGAACACCACAAGCCTGCAAAATGTTAGGCAACACAAAACCAGACTGCTTCCCATACGGTTCAGTATGCAAATACAAAATAACGTCATCATGCTTAGCAGCGAAAATAGCGAAAGCCAACAAGTTTTCAGACACAGCTTTACGGTGAATAAAGCCACCAGCCTTATTAGCAAAGTTCATGCCCACAACAAAGCGATCCTTACCACCAACAAACTCTCTACCTGACTGACCTTCAGGCAAGAACTCAGTAGGTTTGAAAAGATTAGTGTCAATCGCATGTGGGATGTATTCAGACTCTAAGCCTGCCTTTTCAATCATCGCCTTACCAAACTTGCTCATAGCAATAGGCGTAACATTAGGTTTCTTCAACCAAGCCAAAACCTTTTCAGGTGCAGGCTGGTGATCTATCGGAACCCATGAAGCAATCGGGATGTTATCTAATGCAGGGTTATCTAAAACCCAAACGTCATAGAGCGTAATCAAGAACGCTGACTGGAGATTAGCGTTTTCAGCCTTCCAGTGAGCATGATTTATAGGCAACACATCAGTAGAGTATTGGTTCATTCCCCTGGAGTAATGTGGGATAAGCCCTGAGCCTGTTTCAATCAAACTGTTGACACCTTCACCACCATAGTTAGACATCATGGCAACCTTATGCCCATCCTTTACAAGCCTAGAAATAACTTGCTTAGACTGCGTACCATAGCCAGTAGGTTGATTGAGAGAGTTGCTGTACCAAGAAATAACAGATTTAGTCATGGCCTAAGCATAATAGAAAACACCCCCAAGACAGCCCTACGCAGCCGAATTGGGGGTGAAATCTAAGAAGGTAAAGAAGCCTTAGCTTGCTCCACCCTTGAACTTCTTGATGTTTGCAGTCTGCACTAGAGCAGAGTCCAAACGCCAAGTTGCTCTCCATGTAGCAAGGTCGTTACCGAAAGCAAAGTCATCGCTTCTGTCAACCTGTAGTCCACCAGCGTTTCTGATGTAGATGCTCTTTAGGTCACCAACAGCAAGAGAGTTCACAGCAGTACCAGGGTTCGGCATAGCAGGAGTCTCAATAACAGGAACACCAAGAACTAGATCTCTACGATCCTTTGAATCGCCAACCTGGAACACGTAGTTACCTGCAGTGTCCTTTAGCTTACGCAGAGCTGCAATAGAAGTGCTGTTTGCAAGCATAGCGAAAGTAGGGCGGTTGCGAAGTGAACCATCAAGGCTGTAAATCAAGTCAATGACGTTGTCAGCACTAAACGCACCAGCAACACCAGTTGAACCTGTAACACCAGTACCTGCAACAGGAAGGAAACCTGTAGGCTCTACTGTTCCAGTACCGTTTACAATCTCATCAGCAATCTTGAAGCCCAGAGCGTTACCGAACTGTTCAGCCAAGAAACCAATGATGTCAACACCTGAGTCAAGGATAAGTTCACGAGATAGCTGTGCTAGTGCTGAGAACTTGTATGCTCCAAGAGTTGTGAAAGCGTTGAATGAAGGCTCTGAAGTTCCGATTGAAACTCCCTGACCAACGATAGTTGCTGTTGAGAAAGTTGCCTGAGATGGAATCTGTAGGTTCTCTCCACCAGCAGTGTTGATTACAGTTGCGTACTCAAGTAGTGGGTTTACTAGACGTGCAACCTTAACAATCTCATTGTAGAAAGATGTAGGCACTGGAGCACCAGTAGAAGAACCAGTAATGGCTCTAAACTCATGTCCACGAACTTCACCAGAAACCATCTTGCGAAGAATCTCTGCATCACCGTTCAGGGCACTTGCACCAGCAAAGTCAACTGATGCTGACTGCATAGCTTCGGCAACTTTAGCTTCACGCTGCTCTAGCTCAATTAGTTCATTTCTCTTGTTGATTTCGGCAGTTAGAGAAGCGTATTTTGCTTCATCTTCGCCAGACCAAACGCCACCACGAGCTTCAACTGAATCAATCAGTTCCTTAGCTTCGTGCCATGCTTTAGCCTTTGCATCAACCTGTTTTGCGATAAAGTCGCTCATGGTTTGTTCCTTTCAAGAACATAAATGTAAGGGATTGTTTTAGGTTCAGAGATAAACTCACATAACCCGATCAGGGGATAAACGCACCTGACAAATAAAGTCTATACAACACGTTTAGACACGCACATAAAAACAACCCCAGCTGTTTGATCTATGCAGGCTTGCATTACAGGGACAGTTCTGGGGTCTTCGTGAACTGATAAGGAATCGCACCCCTGACATCCATACGGAAGCCATCTCACTGCCATCTTCACAATGGTCAGGCAGTTCAGTTCTACAAACAGTTTATCAACATAAAAGAAAACCCCCTGGGACAAATCAGGGGGAAAAGAATTAGTTTTCTTTTTTAAAAGCAGGCACAATGAGAGGATGCCTACAAATCAACTATACACGCTGCATCAGCAAATCAAGCTGCTTCTTCTTTAGATCTAACAAAGCCTGTGGGTTAGTAACTTCAGGGTCTTTCTTCAAAACCTTACCCAAAGTATCGGTCAACAGTTCGCCCTGACGTTCAGTAAGCACTTCACCAGACTCCAAAGCCAGCAGAGCATCAGTTAGTTCTTCGGCAGAAACCCCACGAAGTTCAGCCAGTTTCAAAATCTTTTCAGACAGTTCATTCATGCTTCTAACGTTAGCAGTTCCATCCGTTCCAGTGTAGGCAGGGAAAGCAACCCCAACACTAACTTCATGAACGTTCACACGCTTCAACAAACGCTCATTAGCGTTAGCCCACTCATCTCCACCAGCAGGAATACGGAAGCCAAAACTAAACGCTGTAACATCGCCACGCTGAATACTTATGGCAGCATCTTTACCTGCCTGAGTCATAGGCAAATCGGCTTCAACAAGCAAGCCACGCTCATCTTCCATAAGACGTAAAGTACCTGCCCTAGTAGAACCCAAAACAACGCTAGTGTCGTGATTCCACAACAGTTTCACATCGTTACGTGACTTTAGAGAATCCTTGAACGCACCACGCTGGATAGTTTCAATAAAAGGCAAAGGCTGACTAGGGCTGTTGAACACAGCTGCATAACCACGCAAAGTCATGCCATCACCTTCTTGGCGAATCTCTAAATCGTGAAGCATCTCTCTACGCTCAATACCAGCCATCACACGCTCACCACGCTCATGCAACTCAACAACCTTTACAGGGTCAACAAAACGCACTGAATCTTCATCCTGCATACCTGTAGATAGATCAACATCTTCAACTTCAACTTCTTCAACAACTACAGGTGCACTCATAGAGTCCACAATCTCACACAACTCATAAACAGTTTCAGCGAGCTTCGCAATAGTTTCTAAAGCATCACCCTTCAGGCTGTACGCCTTATCCTGCAATTCACTCAAAACATAACCTTCCATTTGCCTAACATCAATTTTACCTGCATCAACAACAACATCCCGATTCTCACTCAACCCATTCACCCAAGTCTGACCTGCATCGCCACCCCAAGCATCCCAAGCAACACGCCCTGCAGTAGGGTAACCTTCTTCACCACTGTTAAAACCTGTAGCACCCTTGACAGAATCTTCTTGCCTAGCAAAGAAACTAATCATCCTGTTCACAGTCGTACCTGAGATGTCTTCACCAGAAGCAAGCTGAACAGCCCTAGCCCTACCAACATCAGTAAAACCATCGCCAGCCAAACCTTCAGCAATCCACTCCAAAGCACGTTTAGCAGCAACAGCAACACCTGTAGGCGGACTGTAACTCTCATCTGGGT